GTTTATAGACATTGTGGATCTGTGGGTTCATGTCAGCCAACTTATCTTGAATTGCAAACCACACCTGCTCGCGTTGCATTGCATTATTCATTGACTGACTTTTATTAGGTGGAATTACAAAATCATTGAACTCCACCGTTATCTCTAACTTGAACTTCACACACATGTCCTTTCGCGCTTGTTAATTTCTTTAATTACGCGTATGCGTGTTGCTTCTACGGTTTTTATAGGATCACCAAATTCTTTTTTGTGATGATCGTACGCATAATTATTTGGCTTGCCTGTTTCATCATCATAACCATCATCAAGAGTTGCTTGGTATTGAGCAAGCGCTTGATTAATAATTTGTAGATCTTTACTGGTTAGCGCCATTAATTTAATCCTTCCTGGAATGGATTTGGAGCAAAAACCCCAAACTTTTTTATTTCTTTAATGCAAATAAAACAAACACCTTGTCCGTTTTCTAAAACTAAACCCGCTCCAAATCTTTCACACAATGAACATTTCATTACTTTGCCTCCTTGTTTTTTAATTGGACTCTTTCGCACTCACCATAAAGTTTATGGTTTGTTTGACGATTGATTACATAAGTACCGCATGCTGAACAGATTGCCGCGTAGCGCTCCATAATTACTTTGCCTCCTTAACTGCTATAAATTCTTTTGCTTCTTTTAATGTTGAAGCCCATGTAAATTCTGATGGGTAGATAGTGCTTCCTTTTGTCACTCTCCATGCGCCATGTAATTTTACAATCTCCCAATTCTTGTAACGGTATGAACCCGCATAGAATTTTGTAAACTTCATTACATTGCCCCCTTAATAAGTGATACAACTTCATCAACGGTAATTTGTCCGCTTTTAATCTGTGTGTACAAAGTACGGCCAAAATAACGCTCATTTACATAACGGAACATTTTGTGAAAAGTGTCAAATGTAAAACCTGTACCAGTGTGAACATCTGTCATAAATTGATCAAGATTAACTTTTGTTGTAGTCATTATTTTCCCTCCAAAATGGTTGCTGGTGTGTCGCAGTTATAGCAATACGGTGCTACGCCGTCTTTAACAATTGCAACGCCTGAAATGTCGCAGGTAATGCATTTAACTTTTATGAATTGAGCCATGATTACGCCCCGCTTCTTGGTTGTAGGTCAAACATAAAACTTTCATTGCGCTCAGAACCTAGATCTTCTGACGCACACTTGTGAGCAAAAGGAATAGTGATGTAATTACCATAAGTATTAGTTGAAATGGTTTTTGGATCTGATAAATACCAATTACCTTTTTTAGATTGCGCCCAAACGAGATTGTTGCGCCCGCAACGCTTGCAAGCAGTAGTAGCCATTTTGATGCCTTTCTTTGGGAGAGGATCTCCCTTACAAAGAAAAGATTACATGAAAAAGCAGACATTTGGCAAAAAATGTGCCACATTTTGTAAAAATGTTTTAGGTGACTGGTCAGGCCCTAAACGGGCATTTTGGCCCACATTTGAACCCAAAGCCCAGGCGTGACCCCGTACTGCTTTGCCGCGGTCAGGCGTACAACCTGCCCATCATCACGGTAGGCAATGGCTGTAAGGCCGTCTAGGACTGCCCGCACCAGTTTGTCCAGGTCAGGGGCTACAGACGGCTCAGGGCGGTTTACGGTCTTTGGGCGGGCCATTGTGAAGATCATGTCAATTTCCACTGGCTCAATGTGGGGCTTCGCCCCTGCTTCCCTAGCCCGCAAAGCAATGGCAGAACGCCACGCGGCCAGTTCTGAACCTTTGGCATGAATGACATGCCCATTGATGACTTTCATAGATCCTTGCGGAACTGGTTGGCCATCTACCTGAAAAGTAATCACCTAATAAGTGTAATGAGATCCTGCGCTGTTGCAATTTGATCTGCACCCATTTCATTAACGCCATGAAAATCATAAACGCCAATGTGATCAGGGCCTTGAATGTACTTCACCATAAGATCATGATTATTAACTAATACATGATCTCCTGGTTGCACAACTGCGGGATCAACTAATTGCTTAGTCATAGTTCCTCCTGTAATGGTTACATTAATGGTAACAGTTACAGATAATGTTTGAGTTATTTTGTAAAACTCTTTCTTAAAAGTTCTCTGAGTTCTGCGGGTATTGGAACTGCGTTGCGTTTCAATTCTTCCTGTTCTTTAAACCATTGTGCCGCCTGTTCTTTTTCTTGCTCTGATTTGATGCGCGCTTCTTGTAATTCTTTTTCTTTAATTTCTGCGGGTGAAAGATTACGGGGCGGTAAAGGTTCATCAAGCCACCTCTGAGCGTTTAACCAGGTGGAGGCATGGGCTGTGTACCCTTGTACTCTGTTTGGGTCTAATTTGTACCTTAGAGCGCCTTTAATGATTATGTCTGCATCAGTTGTACGGATTGCTTTTTCAAACGCTCTTTGAGCCGCGCCTTTACCAACCTTGATTGGGTAAACATTCCAAAAAGAAACAAACAACTCTTTTTTGCTTATGTCTTTATCTTCTTCTTCCTCTTTATCTTCCTCTTTATGGTTCAACGATTGTTCAGCGTTTGTTAAACGCTTGTTCAAACCACGCGCAACAACTGATCTAGTTCCTGCAAATGATGCTTTTGCAGACTTCTCACGGATCTTTTCTAAGTCACCTTCAACCCTGGCATGAGTCCATAAATTACCTTCAACAATAAAAAATTCTTCTAAAGTTGGCTTTGCATCTGCCCATTCTTCAGGGCTTAAACGCGCCACATGTGACAAGCGTTCATTGCTGTTATCCAATGCCTTACCGCGTTGCCAGTAATTCATTAGCAAAAGCATGTAAGCGCCATGTTGTTGCGCTGTTAGGTGCGCTGTATCTGCCAGGTAATCAGAAACATACAACTGCATGTACGGTAGTGAAGTCATTTTGCCCCCTTACATTCTTTAATTTGATCTAATGTAATTCCCATTTGTTGTAATGCAATAAGTCCTCTAATGCGTTGATTGGGATACTTCAACGGTTGATCAATGCTTGCTCTTTCCTGGCTTGTCATGCCGCCCCACATTCCGTAATTTTCATGTTGGAACGCGTAGGTTAAACAATCTTTCCAAATAGGGCAAGAGACGCAAATAGCCCGCACTGAATTGATGTGATCATAAGCATTTACAGATCTTTCTTCTTCTATGTCATAAAAAAGATCTGTGTAAATTTCTAAACGCTTACACTCTGCTTTTTCCCAATCTACTTCTGAATACTCGGACAACCTTTTTCCCCTGTCGGATCGTAGTAGGGGCAGAAATCTGCACAAAACGCCAACGGCTTTTCAGGTTTAGGTTTTAATTGTTGCGCCACCATGTCACGCGTTTTTTCCAAATGATCCAACGCCTCTAATGCAATGGCTTCATCATAAGGTTGGTTGTAAACCAAAATGTCTGACATTTTTCCATCTCGCGGGATACCAACAAGCGCTACATCTTCAACAATGTAACCATTCTGTTTCAATAAATAACCGTAAAGGTGAACCTGCCAAACCTGTTGCCTGTTATTACTTCCAAAATAACGGCCAGTACCTTTCTTGATTGTTTTCCAATCAATTACGGTGTGACTAATTTTGTCATAGCAATCCACATGTCCAGGAACACCATTGGCTTCTACTGCTATTTCTAATTCATACTGCATACCAAAAGGATCTTCACGGCGTATTGCTTCTTCAATACCTGTGTGAATGTAAGTTCCCAGGATTGCGGCTAATTTGTCACCTGTGTTTGTTGGCTCAGTCTGCGCTATGTCATGCCAAAGTCTGCGCTGACACCCTCCAATTGCAGATGGCCCAACGGCTGTTTGTTGTGATCTAGCCCTGGCATTGTCGTTGGCTACTAAAGTTTTAGTAACCATCTCCTGTAAATCAATCATAAATTATCCTCATTCCATTGTGGGCCGCGTAAATTTTCCATAACTTTCATGTGTTCTAGTTCTAATGCAACCAGTTTTTTTTGGATTTTGTACAACTTCCATGTCATGTTAAATAAATACAGCCAATAACCGCAAAATAAACCCACTAAAAAAACAATAAATGTAATCATGTGAGATCCATACTGGTGCGCACTGATGTTCCTACTGAGCGGGCAATGTCCACCTGCATCTTGAGCCTGTTGGTATTAGCGCGGGAGGCTAAAATTTTGGCTTGAATAATTGCTAGATCTTTGTGCAATTCTTCATTTTGAACTAACGCTAAATCTTCTCTTTCTCCTACTGTGTAATTTTTACCATTAGGAGCAGATTTAGTGGACAAGGTGATGCGAGATTTAGCCATAGCAATTTCATAATCCGCTTTAACGCTGTGGTAAATAGTTTCAACTTCTACCAAAACTTTATGCGCTTCATCTACCTCTTTTGAAAGTCCGCGTAATTTTTGCTCCACCATTGCGGGCGTAATAATTTCAGACATGGCTGACCTCTTTTTTTGCTTCATAACCAGCATCAAACGCCATGCGCAGGTTGTACAACTCTTTTTGCGCTTCTATTTTTGCCCACCAAACCCAAAAGGCTTTTTCTTGCTCACTCATTATTTGTTTCCTCCTGTACAGGATCTTGTACAACCTTCAAACCTTCTGTTGATTTCTTCTCTTGTATTTTAATTACTTTGCCCGCATCTGATGACAAATTAAAAGGATCAGGCACAAGTTGAAAACCCATCTCTGACATTGCCTCTGCTAGTGCTTCAGGGAAAATTTCTAACTGTGATGCAACCGCTCTAATGCCAACCATGTTTTGATGTACCGCAACGATAAATCCAGGGTCAGGTTGAAACTTCTTATCTTTGTTACTCATGATAAAACCTCTAAAGAATTAATAAAACGGCGCAAATCGCTTTCTTTAAAACGGATTGATTTGCCAATTCTTACGCATTGCAATTTTTCTTCTTGCATTAAACGGTAAATTGTTGATTTACTTAATGAAGTTCTTTCCATAACTTCTGTAACTTTTAATAAACGATCTCCATTATTTTGATTGTTCATAGCATCATTCCTTCCTCTACTGCGCGGTAAACCAAGCAGTCATTGTTGTGGTGGTTTTTTCTAAATGTGCCTGCCCAAATGATGTAGCCATCTTTAATCAGGCTAATCCTGGTTGGGCGTACTGTGTTTCCTTCAATGCCTAACGCTTTTTCTATTTCTTGATCTGTAGCGCCACGCAAACCCTGCTTCAAAATGTACTCATACACCTTGCGGCGCAATGATCCAGTTCTAGGCAATGCTTTCATAGCCGCGGCTATTGATGTTGGTTGTGCATTGCGCGCAATGATGACCTTGTTATCCATTGAGAGCCGCCCTGCGTGTCAAAAGGTGATCACGCAAAGTTGCACCTTCAATTACAACATCAAGCAAATCAAGATTTAATTGCCATGCGCTTCTGAGTTCTTCCTCTGTTGTTTTAGTTTCAATTAAACTAAAAACTGCAAATGCACCTGCTTTTTCTTCTTCTGTGTACTCACGCTTTGCCGCAGGTGCTTTGGCTTGTGGCGCTTCGGTTGATTTTGTTTGGCGGTTGCGCACTTCTTCAGATGATGCAATGCCTTTCTTTGTATCAACAGCAAGAGCGGCAACCATTGCGCGCCCCCATGCGGCTGTTTCCGCGTTTTGTAACTCAGAGTCACGGGTGAAGTTAGTTGGCCCTGGGATTGGCTCGTATGCCCAACCAACGCCAGGCAATTGATCATCAGGTGTGCGGTATGCCGCGGCGCTGTACACCATGTAACTTTTAATGTTTCCGTCAGGCATTTTTACTTCAATTACATACGGATCTTTCCATGACTGTAATGAACCTGTTGGGTACTTCTCACGGAATTCAATAATGCGTGTTGCCACATCAATGTAATCTAATGGGCCTTTGTAACTAGCCATTATGCAACCGCCTTTCTTGCGCAAATTTCAGAGCAGTAACTTTCTTTTGTAATTGTTGTGCCAACAGTTTTTGTGTAAGTAGTCATGCCGTTGTAAAAATCGGCTGTATTTCCGCACATGTCGCAAACAAAAACCATCTTGATTTGACCTGTAATTGTTGTGCCATTTTCATCAATAAGTCTGTGACCCATTTTCTAGCCTTCCTGTTAGGGGCTAACTAGCCCGTGTAAGGAGGATTGAACACCATGCCACTGACAAATACAAGAACCCCGTAATTTATGTGCCTGGCGTGTTGTTGATGGCATACTTAGATCCAGGGGGAAATTATGGCTTATTCACAAATCTCAATCCGTTTAGGCGGCCTTATCGTGGAGTTGGGAACTGAAGCCCAATACCCCGACATGGTTAGCGATTTAACCAACCGTTGCTTAACAACCTTCAAAGACGCAATGGACAAGGCAACAGAGCATGGCGTTGATGTTTCTGACATGCGCCTGATCACATCTGAGTATTCAGATGATGATGATGATTAAGGTTTAACTAAGCACAACCCTAAAATGTGCAAATCTTTAATCTGTTGCGTGGCATCTTTTTTGGTGGGCGCATCTTCTACAGCGGGATTGTCAAACCATCTAGGTATCCAGTTGCCAAAAACTTTATGGCACTCAGATTTGTCATAACAATCCCAACCCATGTCATGTTTGAAATAAATTACTTCACAACATTTAGCCATCTATCTGCACCAACCTTTTTACAGTGTTGATTGCAGAGTTAATTAAATTGGGCATTTCTGAGTATTCTTCACTGCGCCGCAAATCCGCATACACCTCAGCATCACTTAATAAATCTTGATGTGTAACTTTATCAAGTTCTACTTCAGTTAATAATTTACCTTGTGCAATAATTTGTATTCTATTTTCATAACAATCATCACAGCGGTTGAGATGATCATTTAAGAAAAGCGTTGGAACTTTGTACTTTGCCATTTGAACCTTCCTGTTCCCTCACTTTGAGGTTATAGGATAATTATACTTTTTGAGGTTTTTTACTTTTTAATTTTATGTAATTTATTTTGCAAGTCACGCGTAAAGAAATTGCGACACACCGCAAAAACGCAAATGCCACTTACGATTTGACAGCCAAAATCAAGGTTTTTTAATCAAGCCATACCTGGTATTGAGCCGTTGTTCTGCCCTTAATTGGATCTACAAAGTGCAAACGCTGTGACGGTCTGCCACTAGCGGCCATTGAGTCACGGGCATAACGGTTATCTGACTCTGTTGAGCCTGTCCAATAAATGTTGTAGTGCTTTTGAATTGGCTCTTGTGCATGTCGGTGATAGTGACCTAGAAAAATGTCGTGGAAATCGTAATCGTGTGCGCCAGCCTTCCAACGGTTAGCGCCTGCAATCCATGCCGCAGGGCTTGCAAATCCTGAGCGGCCTAATTCATCACCGTGCATAAGCAGGGCGCGGTAGTTTCCAATCTCAACTTCTTGAATGTCCTCTGGGCAATCTTCCCAAATTAAACGGGTTTCTCCTGCAAGGATCTGACGGCTCATTTCATAAACCATTCTGTCCACATTGTCAGATTTTGGAACTTCTGCGCGCTTGCCACCAATGCGCCCATGATTTCCCCACTCTGCAATCACTGTAACCTTTTCAAAATTGGCTAACATCTCGCGCACAAAATCCACGCAAAGCCTTGAAACCGTTGTGAACTGGCCAAACAATGAAGCGTCTATTTGCCATAACTGCGCAGGATAATTGAACAAACCTTCAACCATGTCACCGCCAAACATCACCACACATTCATTTACAGGGTGATGGTGGCGTTGTAGATCAGTTAAATGCACAACCTTTTCAGAAAATTGCATAACCCGATTACGCATGATTTCACTGTTGTAACTGGTTGTAACTTTTGCGCCTTGCCAATCCGTTGAATGGATCAATGCCACTTCAGCATTAATTTTGCGCTTATCTTTTTGTGGCGCAGAAACAGGTGGCACTTTGCCCAATGAAATCATTGCGTCATAAGCGCCACGGTGAGTTGCCTCAACCAAATCTTCACTGCGCTCTTTGGATTGCTTGAGTTGTTTTTGTAATCGCAAAATAACCTGGCGTAGTTCTTTTACATCTTGTGACTCAATGCCTTCAGGCATGTCCTGTAATCTTTTTTCAAGGCTCATTTGTAAACACAATCTCCTTGCCGTGGTGTGTGTAGCCTTCTTTGTCTATCCAACTATCTTCATGTTCTAAGTTGGCTGTAATCCGTACTGACTTTGCCGCATCAAACATCAACGCAACAATGGCGGGATCAATGTCCTCTATGTCTAAGAGAGCGCCCCACATACGGCCTATGGCTGTAAAGTTTTTGCGAGCGCTCCCGTATTCATGTTGGCGGTCATCAAGAACTTCATCTACGCTTTTGGACACCTGCAAGTTCCACTTCTATGTAGTCTGATTGTGTCTGAACTGCATTTGTGACCGTCTGCCCGCAAAGCCTGCACAATTAAATTAACAGGGTAATTATTTTCCCATGCTTTATTTAAAGTTTTTTGATCTTCTACTGGCAAATTTTCATACATAATTTGATAAGCGCAAACGCCACCTTCACGCCTAATAGTTCTTTTACTAATAATTTCTTCAAACGCTTTATCTAATGCCATGTGTTGCCTCCTTGCGCAAAGCGTACCGCAAAGTAAAAAGCCCCGCGTTAGCAGGGCCGTTTACTTAATCCGTTTACTTTTTTGAAGTGGTTTTCTTTTTGCTTGCCTTTGCCAATTTATCAATTTCTGCAATTGCTAGATCTGCTACTAGGCCAAATGCAGGATCACTTTTATCAATGCCGCGGATAGCAGGGCCAACAACTGCCGCCGCTGTAGCAAATGCAAGCGCCTTAATGTCAGTTACCCCTGCCGCATAAAGCGCAACAGCGGTTACTGCAAAGTGACGGATTGCTGATTTCAACATGTCTAGGTGCTTCTTTTCCATTTTTACTCCTTTGGGCGGGCTACCGCCATGATTGTTTTGTAGTCACGCTTCTTGAGGTAAAAACCATCACCGTTTGACTGGCTTCCAGCCTTACCTGAAGATGTATTGCCCTCAAACACCTGTAGGTATTTAAGTGTTTTGTGGTGGAACTTAACAATGCCCACATGATCAGGTTGAGCATCTTCATCAAATTGAAAAAAAACAAGATCTCCGCGTTGGGCCTGACCGATAGGCACAAGTTGATTGTTCTTTGTTAGGTATTTTAGCCA